CGCTAATGAAAAGGTCGAAGCCTACAAAGCCGAATCCGCCAAGTCCCGCCGCCTGCCCGATTATGACGGTGTAGCCCCTTACGCCACCAAGTTTGACGATGGCAAGTACGATAACGCCTCCGCCTCGGACCTGTCACTGGCTATTGAGGTCTTGCGCTCGAATGGCAAGCGCGTCAGTGAGAAGGCGATCAAGTCCCTCGCTTACAAGGTGCTGAATGAGAAACCCCGCAATGAACGCGAAGAAAAGGACGCGGCTTACGTCAAATCTGCCATGCGCTCCGCTGGCTTGCATGATGAAGCCTCCGTGAAAGCCGCCGAAGTTATGGCGACCTCAGACAGCGGCAACGGCTCGGACTGGATCGGCACCGCTTATTCATCCGAACTCTGGCGCAGTATCCGACACAGCGGCGGCATTGTTGAAAAACTGCCGACCGTGGTTATCCCTGACGGCTATTCCAGTCAGTACTTCCCGCTTGAAGATGCCGACCCCACATGGTACAAGGTTGCTGAAACGACCGCCAAAGATTCAACAATGGGCGTTCCCGTTGCTTCTATCCCTGATAGCAAAGCCGGAACTGCCACCCGCCCACTGACCGTCTCCAAACTTGGCGCGCGCGTCATGTACTCCGGCGAATTGACCGAAGATTCAATCATCGCTTTTGCCCCGCAGTTGCGCGAGCAGTTGATGATTAGCGGTCAGGAGGTCATGGAAGCCATTGTCATTAACGGCGATACCGAAGCGGGCGCGACCACTAACATCAACGACATCGGCGGAACTCCCGCAGGTAATGAGTGGTTCATGCTTGCTAACGGCTTCCGCAAGTTGGCTCTTGTGACCAATACCGCCAATGCCCGCTCTGCGGCTGGTGCGTTGTCCATTGAGGACTATCTTGAAACCATGAAACTTATGGGAACTGCCGGACTCGGCGCATCTGACCTCTCAAAACTCATGTTCATCGTTGACCCCAACGTTCACTTTGCTAACATGACCCTGCCGGAAGTCAAAACCCGTGACGTATTCAGCGGCGCGACCATCGAAAACGGATTCCTGACCCGCGTTTACGGCGTGCCTGTCATGCCCTCTTGGCAATTCCACAAGGGCGCGACTGGACTCAAGGCCAACACCGCTGGTAAGGTTGACCTTGACACACAGGGTAACAACACCCGTGGCGCGATCCTCGCCGTCCGCCCTGATCAATGGAAACTCGGCTACAAACGCCGCATGACCATCGAACTCACCCGCTTTGCCAACAGCGACACCTGGGAAATTGTGGCTCTTGCTCGTTTTGGTCTTGCTTACCGCGACACCGAAGCCGCCGCCATTTCGTACAACGTGGGCGTGTAATTCCAGTCTGATAATGCCCCTGCCGTGCTAACGTAGTACACGCCATGCACGGCAGGGGGAAAAGGAAAATAGAATGAAGCAACTTTACAGACAACAAATTAATACCGTCCGCAGTCAGGTTATCAACATTGACAACGGCGCGGGTACAACTCTTGACGAAGCCCTGTTCCGTGTCGGCTCAAAAGGTGGAAGGCTTGTACGCGTGTATGCCATTTACAACGAAGCCGCCGGAACAGTTGCGGGCGCGAATTTCAAACTTGGCTCTGCCGCAGGCGGGGCGCAATATGTCGCTGCAACCGCTTACACCAATAACGCGGCTATTGGTGACGTGACATCCGCTGTAATCGTGGAAGATACCATCCCCGCAAATGGCTCTGTTTTTCTGCGACACACCGGCATTGCAACAACCGCCACCGGGACTGTGTTTGTGTGCGTGGAGTATGTAGACAATGCTTAAAATCCGCTTCCTTGTAGATTTTCAAGGGCGCGAGACAGGAAACCAGTTTTTCAAGGCTGGCGAGGTTGGTGAATTTTCGCGCGATGCCGCTCTGGTTATGATTGCGGAAGGGCGTGCGGTTGCAGTTGAACAACCCGCCGCTCCCGTAGAGACTGAACAACCCGCGCCCAAAAAGAGAGGTAAATAATGCAGAAGCAAATCCTATCTTACACAACCAGCGCAGGCGGAGCGGCGACCGTGACGGGCAATGTGGCTTTTGGCAAGTTATTCGCGGTTGAATATCAACCGGGATCAACTGACACAGGCGCGACAATTACGCTCACCTGTGAAGGGGACGCAAGCAAACCCCTACTGACCAAAGCCACCGCCGGAACGTCAAACAGTTGGTATTATCCGCGTGACCTCGTTCATGCGGTCGCTGATGGCGCGGCGTTGACTGGAACGGCTGGCGGAGATCGTGCCTGCCCTATTTTGTCGGGCGCGCTCAAATTGGTCGTAGCCTCTGGCGGTAATGCAAAATCTGGAAAGGTCATTGCGTACTACGAATGATTACAAACTCTTACGCCACCTTGCAGGAATATATAGACTATGTGACCGCTCGCGGTCAGTCTGCCACATCTTACGCAAATGATGACGCGGTTATTTTGTCGTTACTGGATAAAGCATCCCGTCATCTGGAATCCCAAACCGGGCGCGTGTTCTACCCGTTTGTTCAAACGCGGTATTTTGATGTACCTGCCGGGCGTGAGTTGATGGTCAATGCCGACCTTCTGGAAGTTATATCCGCCTCGAATGGTGACGGCGCGTCCATCCCCTCAACTGAGTATTACCTTGTGCCTCGAAACACCTCCCCAGCCTACGCCGTGAAAATAACGGATGTGTCCGCTTATTACTGGACTACAAACGCGCAGGGAAGTTTTGATAACGCCGTTACCATTACGGGGCTTTGGGGATACCATGACAACTATCAGCGGGAGGCATGGAAACTCGCCACTACTACCGCCGAGGCCCTTGATGCGAGCGAAACCGAGATAGACGTTTCGGATGCAAACTCCCTGTCAGTGGGGCAAATCCTAAAAGTGGATAGTGAACTGCTTTATGTCACATCCATTGAATCGGGTAAAGTCAAAGTACAGCGCGGCATAAACGGAAGCACAGCCGCCACCCATCTAACAGGCGTGAGCGTCTATTATTGGCGTTACATGCCCGGAGCAGTTGAGGCGGTACTAGAGACGGCAATGGCGGCTTATCATCGCAGGTTTGGAAAGTCTCTCAGCAATACAGAGACGATCACGGCGGCGGGCGTTATTGTATCCCCGCGTGATGTTCCCTACTCTGCCGCCTCGTTTATTTCAATTCATCGGGTGAGACTGTGACCGTTTCATCTCAAATTTCCACAATCGCGGACAGTATCGCGGCTCTGGTAATATCAGGTGTGACTATCAAGGATATTGACCAGATACCAGATGCGGCGGCAATGCTCTGTCCGCTGTTGATTCCCAGCCCGGCGAATTTTGTCTCTGATTACAACATGACCTTTGAGACTTTTGGCTCTGGCGGTACGGCGAAAATGAACAGCACCTATACAATGAATTATGTTTATCTTCATTGTGAATTGGGAAGCGGTGTTAATTCATTCGCGCCGTATGCAGATGTAATATCCAAAGTACAAACCATTTTAGTGGCTATATTCTCAAATGACAAAGTAACCGGGCTTGTGGATTTGTCTCTACAAAGTATATCCCCCGTTGGCGTAATTACTGACCCGGCAGGGAATGAATTTTGGGGCGTGCAAATTGCCCTAAAGGTATTGGAGTACAACCAATGACAAGAACACATCAAAAGCATGTCAGGGTGTATGTAGACGGCGTAGACCTTTCGGGATACTCTCGACAAGTAGGCCCGCTGGCGTGGATGTTTGGCGCAGAGCCGGACGCATCTTTTACTGACCAGTCTAAAAATATGGTCATGGGGCAAGGCGATATACAAGCCGGCACGCTAAACGCATTTCTGGACAATGATACAAGCGGACTAAAAACGCTTTTATCCTCTGGAAGTGGCACGCGGAATTTACTTGTTGCCATTGGCGCAAATGCCGACCCTTCCGCTGGGAATCCCGTTTTTGCATGGCAGTTTGAACAGTCCGCATTTTTAGCGGAACAAGGCGCGGGCTTTGTAACCGCGTCCGTTCCTTTTGGCGGCGCGTCTTACGCTTCGACTTTGACGTATAAAAGACCTTGGGGCGTTTTGTTACACCCAAGCGGCGTAGAAACGGCGGTCAATAGTGCCACTGGCGTAGATGATAACGGCGCGGCTTCCACATTGGGCGGGGTATTTGTTTATCACCTGCTTTCCAGTGACGGGACGGTAACGCTAAAAGTACAAGATAGCGCGGATAATTCATCATGGCTTGACTTGTCAGGCGCGACAAGCGGAAGCATTAACGCTTCGGTATCCCCCGCTCATGGCATGGTTGCATTATCCACGACCGCGACCGTCCGCAGATATTTACGCTGGCAATTGGTATTCGGTACAGCGACAACCGCCACATTCGTGGTGGCGTTCATTCGTAACAATCTATAACAGGAGAAAAAATGACAGCACAGACAGGCAGAACCCACTCAAAGCACATCACCGTAAAACTGGACAACAGCGGCGGAACTCTCACAGACATCACCGCCTATGTGAACAGTGTCGGCACAATCGGCGCGACCTTTGAAACTCAGGATGTGACCGCGTTCTCTGACGGCTCAAAGAATATCG